GTTGTTCATACTGGTATCTGCGCCTAATTCAGGTGCACCTGCTGGTGCTGGAGGTTGTTTACCGCCTAATGCGTTCATGCCAGGAGGACTAACTTCCTGGCCAGTTACTACGCCAAGCGCCTGTTCCAGTTGTGTTTTGCTGGCCTGTAGGTTTTGTACCAGTCCACTTAGTGCTGTAGTAGCATCTGTGTTGAACTGTGCAGATTGTTGTATGCCTACTTCGTTTTTGACCTGATCAACCAAGGCTGGCAGATCTTTGAACTGCATGCTGGTTACATCTTCCAACATTTTTTGCACACGATCAACCATGTCCTGAGCAGCCAATACTACCTGTGCCTGTTGTATTTCACTTTCATGCAAACGACGATACAAACGATTGTGTCTACGATTTTCCATGGTTGGATTATTCATTTGCTGTTGCAATTGACTTTTTTCTGTTGCCAACGCCTTCGTTTGGTCATCTATCTGTTTGATTCGATCTTGTATTTGTGTTTTCTTCTGTGCCAGCTGAGCCGATGCCAATGCGGCTGCTTGAGCGCCAGTTTGAGTTGATCCTGTACCGGTAGGGGGCACTGCACCAGGCTGTGTCATAGCAGCTGTGGCCACGTCTTCGTACATTTTTTTGGCCAATACTTGTTCAAGCATGAGCAATTTCAAATAGGTGGGATTTTTTTCGCTCTTGTGAAATTCAGAAGTGCGACGGTGTTCCTGCACCAGTCCGCGAACGCGATTCAAAAGGTTGCGTGTTTGACGGCGGCCGAGGTGGTCAAGTTTTATGCGACCACCAAAATAACTTTCAAATACTTTAGCGGCTTGTTTTGTTGGGCTTGCGGCCAGTTCTTGCAGTTTCATTGTCTAATCCTCGTTGTTGATAATATTTAGCCTGATTGACACATTTGGTCAATTGAAGTTCAAGTTGTTTTTTCAATATTATCTTGCCTTCCAATTTAATTTCAATGTCTTCTTTAAATTGTGGACTGGTGCTGCGATCACCCACAGCAGCTCGTACAGCTATGTCGTTGGTTATGTGCCCTAATTTTTGATCCAGCATGTACAAATCACGTGCCAGGGCGTATGATTTGTGCTTGTCGGCTATACACCAGCTCATTGCATTGCGAGTTGTGGTAAACACACCCACATCTGTGGCTGAGCAAAATACTCGATAGCCACAGGATTCTGGACAAATAAGATAGCGTCCAAATACTTCGTATTCGCCGCGGTCATTGTAAAAAATTACTTTGTCGACCAGACCGCAAAAGTCCTGTCTAATTAATTGTTTAAATTGTTGTTCTATATTCATTTAAAAACGTAATGAGTGATCAAATACACCACTGATCCTCCTAAAAATCCTATAATAGCTACTCCCCATGCAATCAATCTATCAGTGTTTTTTTCACTTAGTTTGCTGACCGAGGATTTGACTTCCTGGACCAGACCGCAAAGGTGTGTAATTGTTGCAGACATGGTAATCATTTTGTCCTCAAGGGCATTGTATCTTTCAGCGCACAGCTCAACGTGTGCTTCCAGGCTCTTTTTTTCAATATCAGTGGTCATGCTCGGCTTTCCTTCCTGTTTCATATATTTATTGACAATGGGGAAAACCAGATGTTTTGGTTTGAACCAGCTGTTACAATAAACGATGCCAGGTCCGTATGATTGTCCAGATTTATCAGCATGGGCACACCGTCAGCATCGCTGTACAACACTGATACAGGGTCATCGTTGGTGCCGTAGACCCCAGGTGTTTCTGTTTCAAACTCAAAACTCCAACGGATTCCAATTTGAGTTGGCTCAGTTGCAGCAGAAATCTGTGTACGCATGCCTATAATCTGTTGCATGGTTTCCCAGTTGCGTTGCTGATTTCGGGCTCTGTTCCAGTCTGTTATGTCTGTGACCCACTTGCCGGTACGATCTTTAAACGGCACTCGTGCTGATTTGAAGTGTCCGGTAACACCTGTGGCCGTGATATCAAACTGGGTGGTACAAGCAAATCTCATCTTCAATATAGGTGTATTTAATGTCAAAGAAAAACCCCAGGTTTTAATCTGGGGTTTTTCAACGACGAAAGTCGTGATTACGATATTACAAGATTACCGTTATAGAATTGACCTTGAGTGACGAATGTTGCTCGTGCAAACACATTGGCAGTTGGAATACCAATATTTAAACCACCACTTGCATTGGCTGTTTGAGCAGCAGCAACCAAGGTAGCTGTGTCATAAGCACCAACTGGGTACAATGCAATAGCGATGTTTGCGTTTTGTGCACCACCAACTTGATACATTGCAACTGTTGAAGTCTGTTGAATTGCTTGTAGAACGTTACTAACGTATCCACCTGCATTACCTACTACACCGGTTAAGGCTGTGTTAGCTACCACTGTAAAAAAGTCTAATTTAGGACCTTGGAAGTTAGTAACTGCGGCGTTAGCTAAGTTACCAGATTGTGAAGGTGCTCCATTGAGTACGTCTGTTGCGAATACCGGTTGTGCGCCACCGGAAACTACGGTTATATATGCCATTTTAAATCTCCTTTGTATATGGACTCTGAGGTCCTACTATTATTTATGCTCCGGGGCAAAAATCAGCGGTTTGGTACAGATTCTGGATTGTTTATGGCACGGTTGGCACTGGTAAATCCACCAGCTAAACGATTTACAGCCTTGGCCATGCCGCCTGCAGTGGCCATGACCCAGCCTTCTTGGCCTGGATGTTGTAGATCCAGCTGGCGCAATATATCCATTTTGATGTCATGCAATAGGCCCCAGGCTTCAAAGGCCGCGGCCATACCTTCAAGATTACTGCGTGGACTTTGTAGATACTCCACAATATTGGCAAACTTTCTTGGGCTTTGTGTGCTTTGTAACCAAGGACCAAACCCAGCTACCAGGTCATCAAAGTCAGCGCCTACTCGGCTGTTGATATAATCAATACACAGCTTGGGCAAATCGGTAATCTGCAGTGATCTAAGTTCGGCAGGATTAAACAGTCCGTCAATGGCTGTGCCCGATGCGTTGTATAACTGTCGCAAGGCAGTTACTAAATTTTTATTGGGGCGTACATTTTCTTTGGCATACACTGGCTCCAACAACAACAGTCCCGGAACTGATTTGAAATCTACAGAGCCAATGGGCTGTTTTGGTGCGCCTGGTTCCTCATAGCGAGTGTGCATGGCTATGCCAACTTGACTTTTTGCTATACGTTGCCCAATGTCACTGGCCACAGGAATACGGTAAGTAATGGCGTTGGGAGTAAACACAAAATTGCCAGTGTCTTCAGGCGGGCGATTGGTGTACAACAAATCACCTTGTACATACCCGCGGAATGTTCTCGGCAATGCGGCGTTCAACAAGGGCCATAATTTTTCATAGATAGGACCAAGATACGCCACACGTCCAGCTGGTTTGCCTTTGGCCTCAGCATCCTGGTCACGTTGTGCCAGCAGGTCAATGGCCTGACGTGGTGAAGTGAATAGTCCATCATAGCCCTTGGCGGTGAATCCCGACACATCGGTCAACACAAAAGTTCCTGTTTCATCGCGGCCAAATATCAGGGCTGGTCTGCCATCCCATTTGACTGTGGTAGTGGCACCGGTATTGGCAGCTGTGTGTCGAACTATGTCCATGGCCTTTTTGATGCCGGCACTGCCGTTGCGAAACACATAGTCTTCCAGGTGTTCAATGCCCTTGGCACGCCCACCTTGCACTTCGCTTTCAATCAACTTTTGCATGCCTTGGTTCACAATACGATCTCTAAGACGGGCCAAAAAGTTCACGTCATTGTATTCAATGTAGGGGTTGGCGCTTTCCATAAACGGCAGGCCTTCACGTTCCATGTGTGCCCGGAAGTCAGCCAACTTGACATCACGTTTGGGATCTGAGCTGAGTGCCTGTAACATGCTTTCCACACTGGACAGGTCCTGACGTGTGGCTTTGTTGTTCAACAGCAGTTTGGCAACACGATCTGGATCGTCGGTAATCAACTGATTGGTAGCACGATCTGCAATGCCAGCATTTTGATTCAGTTTGTAGCCCATACTTTTGGCAATGCTGTTCATCATCACATTGCGTTCACGGCCCTTGTAGCGACTGTCAGCCGGCATGGCACCCAACACAAACTTGCTCCAGGGCACATTGTTCAACAACATAAAATCAGTTTGTACATATCCACGGTCGGGTCTGCCGTTGATGGGCGTTTTAAAATGCACCGCAGTGCCAGATTTTTTGACCCATTCTTGTGGCTTGAATCCGTGACTGACTGCCCACTGTTCCAGTCTATGTTGCAGTTGTTCTTTGGTAACCCGGTTGGCATCTACAGCAATATCCAGGTCACCTGATGTGTCTTTGATCCCAGTTGATCC